GGTGACTTACGCACCAATACTCTATTCGGTCAGCAGTTGTTCAACTCCGGCGGTCGTTTCGTTACGGTCGTCGAGGGGGAACTGGACGCACTGGCGGCCTTTCAGATGCTAGGGTCAAAGTATCCTGTCGTCTCTGTCTCGAAAGGGGCAGGTGGGGCTGTCAAGGACTTCAAGCGTAACCTTGAGTGGCTTGAGAACTACGAGAATGTAGTTATTTGTTTTGACGCTGACCCTGCAGGCCGTGAGGCGGCAGAGAAGTGTGCACAGATACTCAGCCCTAACAAAGCCAAGATCGTGGACCTAAGGGACCACAAGGACGCTTCTGATTATCTGGTAGCGAACAAGCAACGGGCCTTCACGTCTGAGTGGTGGGAAGCGAAGCCCTACCGCATGACGGGAGTCATCACACTTGAGGACGCTTGGTCTGATTTTATCAAGCGTGGCACTGAGGAGATCATACCGTTTCCTGAGAGTTTCGGTATGCTCAACTCAATGCTGAACGGAGGTATTGCCGCAGGCGAGATAACGGTACTGGGTGCCCTCACGTCTGTTGGTAAGACCACTATGGTCAACGAGATTGCGTATCACTTCTGGAAGAACACAAACAAGACAATTGGCTGTGCGTTTCTGGAAGCGTCGAACGGTGAAGCAGTGGAGAACCTACTGACCGTCCATACAGGTCACAACCTGTCTCTGGAGGATCGTTCCAATCTCGACTTTGACAAGCTCCACACAGAGCTGATTACAGACGGGCGTATCCTGCTCATGGACCACCACGGTGCTGTGGATACGGACGAGCTGTTCTTGAAGCTCAGGGCTATGGTCAAGGGTAATGGCTGTGACGTATTGATCATCGACCCACTGCAGGCCGCAGTGACGAGTAACGACAACGGGACCATTGATGAGTTCATGGATCGTCTACTCAAGCTCGCAAAGGAGACTGACGTGTCGATTATTGTTGTCAGTCATATGCGTAAGCCTAGCCTGACGAACCCTCACAACGTCAACGAGTACGACTTGAAGGGTTCCGGGTCGATCAATCAGATCGCTTTTAATACCATACTTCTCTCACGAGATAAGATGGCAGAGGACGAGTACGCACGTAACAGCACACAAGTGCAGGTGGTCAAGTGCAGACGAACAGGGATCACAGGCTCTGCCGGTTGGTTGTACTATAACGGACTCACAGGCCGCCTAGAGCGGGGTGAGAAACCAGAAGTACATGAAGCGAATAACATACAGGAGTTTTAATGCGTTGCATTTGGGATGTTGAAACAGACGGCCTTAAGCCATCAGTCATCTGGTGTTTATGTGCTATCAAGGGTGACAAGATGTACACACTTGAGATGCCTACCAAGGAGATGGTTGAGGAGCTGTTTGCTGACGTAACTGAACACGTCGGGCACAATCTGATCAACTACGATATCCCTGCAGTTGAGCGGCTTCTGGGTGTCAATGTAACGGGAGACGTTACAGACACACTTGTGTTGTCGAGACTGTACAACCCACAGCTAGACGGAGGACACTCTCTGGACGCTTGGGGTCAACGCCTGAACTTCCCTAAGGGAGAATATTATGATTGGTCTACGCTTACGCCAGAAATGGTGGTTTACTGTCAGCAAGATGTTAGGGTCACTGAACGAGTATACGAGGTACTCATGCAGGAGCTTGGTCCGTTTGGAGATGACAGCATTGATCTTGAGCACGACGTGCAGTGTGCAATTAGTAAACAAATCCAGAACGGGTGGTTGCTTGACGAAAGAAAAGCCACAGACTTAGTTGCTGAACTGCAGGAGAAACAATTTGATCTTGAACAAGAAGTCCACAGCCGATTCAAGCCACTTCCGACTTTCGTTAAAGAAGTCAGTCCGAAGATTAAGAAGGACGGTAGCCTCTCGTCTGTTGGCCTTAAGTTCTTGGGAGAGGAGTGGAAAAATGTCGGAGGAACTTTTTCTCGTATTGATTGGCCTGACTTTAATCTGGGTAGTCGTAAGCAGATAGGGAGGTATCTTAGGCGTTTCGGATGGAAGCCTGAGAAGTTTACGGAGACTGGTCAGCCTATTGTTGACGAGAAGACACTGGAAGATGTTACTGATATTCCTGAGGCTCAACTTATTGCGGAGTATCTCATGGTTCAGAAGCGGATCGCACAAGTCCAGTCGTGGCTTGATGCAGTCGAGAGTGACGGTCGAGTGCATGGACAGGTCAACGCCTGCGGTGCAGTCACAGGACGTATGACACACAGTAAGCCGAACATGGCTCAAGTGCCTGCAGTCGGAGCACCCTATGGTGCAGAGTGTCGTGCCTGTTGGATTGTTCCGGATGGTTATAAACTTGTGGGCATTGATGCGTCTGGGTTGGAGTTACGAATGCTTGCCTCATTCATGAATGATAAGGAGTACACGAATGAAATCCTCAACGGAGACATTCATACAACAAATCAAGTCAATGCAGGCTTGTCTACACGAGCTCAAGCAAAGACATTTATATACGCCTTCCTATACGGAGCAGGAGATGCCAAGATCGGTTCTATTGTGGGTGGAAGTCAGAGAACTGGAGCGGAGCTTAGACAACGCTTTCTCAGCAATACTCCCGCACTTGCAGAGCTTAGAGAAAGAGTCTACATCGCTTCCCAACGAGGATACTTGCGAGGAGTGGATGGACGACGCTTACACATCAGAAGTGAACATTCTGCCCTGAATACCCTTCTGCAATCAGCAGGTGCTGTTGTAATGAAGAAGGCGTTGCAGATATTTGAACAGTACGCTCCGCAATGGAAGTTAGACTACAAGCTCCTTGGGTCTATCCATGACGAGTATCAGATTGAAGCACGAGCTGACCAAGCCGACAAAGTGGGTTACTTGATGGTCGAGTCTATCAAGGCCGCCGGGACTGCCCTTGACCTACCGTGTCCACTTGACGGCGAATATAAAGTTGGAAATAACTGGGCAGACACTCACTAAAGTGTTATACTAACAGGATATACTTAGGAGAAATATATGGCTAATATTTATACTTTAGAAGACTTTGAGGAACGCCTCTCAGAGTTGACTATTGGAACTGAAGACGTACAGCAACTGATGAAATTCGTCCGTATGCTTGAGAAGCGTTACGAGTGGCAATCTAAGCGTTGCAACGTAGCGGCTAATCTTTTAGGTCATAATGTTATTAATGAATGTATGATGGAAGAAGATTATGAGTAAGTCGATCTATTCATTAGTAGACGACATCTACACACTGATGGAGAACCGAAACACCCCTAAGGGCGTGGATGTGGATGCAGAGATTGATCGCTTTGGTGAGGCCATGAAGGACCTTATGAAGAAAGAGTTCAAGCCTCAACCATTCCGTGATGGTCGTAAGCTACGTCTGTCGTCTATCGGTAAGAATGATCGTCAGTTGTGGTATTCTGCGAACAAGTATACACAGGAGAAACTCAAGCCTCATACGTACATCAAGTTCATGTACGGACATATGATTGAGGAACTCATTCTATTCTTGACTCGTATGTCTGGTCACGCAGTTGAAGATGAACAGAAGCAGTGTGAAGTCGAAGGCATCAAGGGCCACATGGATGCCCGTATTGATAGTCGTTTAGTTGACATTAAGTCAACCTCAACCTTCGGCTTCAAGAAGTTTAAGGAAGGTACGTTAGCGTATGACGATCCGTTTGGTTACGTTGCTCAGTTAAAAGCCTACGCACACTCTGAGGGCGACACTAAGTACGGTTGGATTGCAATTGACAAGCAGAACGGACACCTGTGTTACCTTGAGTACGATGAGCAGGACGATCAGGTTCCAGTGTACAGCCATATTAACTATGACATCGCTGAACGAGTACGTCATGTAAAAAAGGTGGTGGAGCAATCGGAGCCACCGGCTTTATGTTACGAGCCCGTGGACGATGGGAAATCTGGAAACAAAAAGCTCAGTTCTGGTTGCTCGTATTGCAATTACAAGTTCCACTGCTACCCCACCTTAAGAGGGTTTGTTTATTCTACTGGTGTAAGGTTTTTAACAGAGGTGGTCAATGAACCTAAGGTTCCAGAAATACCTTTGGAGACACCTTATGCCAAAGAAGGGTAAGCCGCCTAAGGGATACGACAGTTGGTTTGAGCACCAGTTACACACGGAAGTTCTTACTGACTGTAAGTATCATGGGGAACTGGTTCATTACACACAACAAAAAATGTACGAACCAGACTTTGAATTTCACACAAAATTTGGTAAAATATACATAGAGGCCAAGGGACGCTTCAGGGACTCTGAAGAGGCTAGGAAATACTTAGACATCCGTCAAGCATTAGATGTTGATGAGCTTGTCTTTTTATTTTACGATCCCACCACACCAATGCCACGAGCGAGGAGAAGAAAAAATGGTACTAAGTTCACAATGGCTGAATGGGCTAACAAAAACGATTTTAGGTACTACACTGTCGAAACCGTTGCTGACTTACTTGCGGAAGCAGAAGTATGCTAACATTTACGGACGTGTGTGATCGCTTAAAACAGCAAGACGAGGTATCCCTGATGGAAATCCTTGAGATTTCCTCAGAGGACCTTGTGGAGCGGTTCAAAGATAAAATAGAAGATAAGATGGATTACTTTGCGGAGGACCTAGAAGATGTCGAGGAGGTTTGACGATGTGGATTATGTTAATCATCCTCCGCATTATCAGAAGGGTGACCTAGAGGTCATCGAGATTATTGAGAATGTTGTTCCTGATCCATACAGTTACTGTTTTGGGAATTCTTTAAAGTACCTATGTCGCCACATGGATAAAGGCAACCAAGTACAAGACCTTGAGAAAGCTAAGTGGTACATTGACCGTATGATTGGGGATTGGACGAATGACTAAATACTTAGGGATTGATATAGATGTTCAAAGAGATGATAGACTCAGCGATCAAGCAGTTAAACTTATGCAAGACTACTATATGCTCGACCATGAAGACTCCCCTCAAAAGGCTTTTGCTCGTGCTTCTGTGGCCTATTGTAGCGGTGACCTCGATTTTGCACAGCGTATTTATGACTACGCTAGTAAAGGTTGGTTTATGTTTGCGTCGCCTGTCCTCAGCAACGCTCCTGACGGAAGTGGAAGCAACCGTGGCCTTCCTATTAGTTGTTTCCTCACTTACGTGGGTGACAATCTTGATAGTCTTATTGAGCATAATGGCGAAGTAGCATGGCTTTCCGTAAAGGGAGGCGGTGTGGGTGGGCACTGGAGCGACGTGAGAGGGATCAGCGACAAAGCCCCCGGACCGATACCATTCATGAAAGTAGTAGACAGTCAGATGACAGCGTACAAGCAGGGAAAGACAAGGAAGGGAAGCTACGCCGCTTACATGGACATAAGTCATCCTGACATCGAGGAGTTTATTAATATCAAGGTAGCCACTGGTGGTGACATCAATCGCAAATGTATGAATCTTTTTAACGCTGTGAATATCACAGATGATTTTATGGAGGCAGTGATCAATGGATCAGAATGGAATCTTACCGACCCAAATACAGGACTTGTTCGAGATACAATCGAAGCTCGCAAATTGTGGCAACGAATCCTTGAAGCTCGCTTCAGAACTGGCAGTCCTTACCTTAACTTTATCGACACGGCCAGACGCGCTCTCCCAGAAGCTCAAAGAAAACTTGGACTGTCAATTAATGGCAGTAACCTCTGCAATGAAATCCATCTCGCAACAGATGAAGAGCGCACAGCAGTCTGCTGTCTCTCATCCGTCAACCTCGAAATGTACGATGAGTGGAAATCAAGCGGAATGGTTGGAGATCTTATCCGATTCTTGGACAACGTGCTTCAATACTTTATTGACCACGCACCAGAAGAATTATCAAAAGCTGTTTACTCAGCATACAGAGAACGTTCAGTCGGTCTTGGAGCAATGGGCTTCCACGGCTACCTCCAATCAAAAGGCATAGCTTGGGAATCATGGCAAGCGGCGAGTGAGAACTATGGTATCTTTAAAGAGATTAAGTCACAGGCTAAAGAAGCCACTTACACACTGGCTACTGAACGCGGAGAGTGTCCTGATGGAGAAGGGACTGGCGTTCGTAACATGCACTTGCTCGCGGTTGCACCCAATGCTAACAGTTCCATTCTCTGTGGTTGTAGTGCTTCTATTGAGCCTCGTATCAGCAATTGTTATGTGCATCGTACTCGTGCAGGTAGTCATACAGTGCGTAATACATATCTGGAATCATTGTTAGATGAGTACAATCAAAACACCAAAAAGGTATGGCAGTCTATCATTGAGAACGAAGGCTCTGTACAGCACTTGGAGTTCTTATCCGATGCTGAGAAGGCAACGTTTAAGACAGCGTTTGAACTCGATCAGGGATGGGTGGTTGAACACGCCGCTAAAAGACAGGATTTCATATGCCAACGCCAGAGTGTTAACGTCTTCTTCCCGTTCGGTACTGACACGGCTATTGTTAATCAAGTTCATCTCACGGCGTGGAAGGAAT